TGGCGGTGTTCTCCACCGCATCAACATCGGCGTCGTTCTGCCCGGTCAGCAGGATGAAGCGGAAGTAGTCGCGGGTGATGGCCTCTTCTGCCGCGCCACCGCCCTGCTGCTGGATAACGAGATAGCGATCGTTTTGTGAATCTTCCACCTCGACCCAGAACCGCTTTTGTACGCGGTAGCCGGTATCAAAACCGTGGCTCTGCAGCCAGGCGCGTAACGCGTCAAAAACCTCGCTTCGCGTCATAATTTGTAGCCTCGTTGTATGGTGGCTTTGATGTCGGCTATGCCGTCGCGCTCAAACCCTTTACGCAGAAAATCAGGCTCTGCATCCGGATCCCAGTAATTACCGCTGCCGTCCGGGCGGAGCTTGCCTTTTAACGTGCCACCGGCCGCATTCACCCGGGCGGCATAACTTGCGGTATAGCCGACCCGCCCGGTCATGCCACCCGGCTCTGGCTTCAGTTCGCGATACATGCTGTTCACCAGCGTGGAGGTATGAATCGGGGTTATCTGTGCTGCGTAACCGGAGCCGACGATCATAACTTCGGTGATAACCTTTTCTGTCACTGCCCCGGCGATGTTTCCAATCACATTGCCCATGTTTAACTGAACACGTTTGATACCTTTAACGGGCATAGCGTTGTCTCCTGTAGTTATCAGGCACCGGGCTAATTACGGTCAGCGGTCAGAATTTTGTAGTCGGGTTCCTCGCCGAAAAACGACATATCCCACATCCTGACCGCCCGGATCACATCACCTTTCGCTTTTACCGGGTCCGGCTCGGCGGTTGTATCACCCACTGCGACATAGTCGTTACGCAGCGGTTTGCGGACATCTGCGCCGTTGTGCTTGAGCTCGGTGGAGATAATCAGGTTAGTGGTGAACTCGGCACCGGCATCATCGACCGCCTGTTCCTGGTCTATCTCCCATGTGCAGTCGATAAGATACGGTGTGCCGGTCAGCCAGATACCCTTCCAGTCATCGTACGTGCGCGGGTAAATGGTCGCGAGGTTGGTATATACCCAGTTCGCTGTAGCGCTCATGACTCCTCCCAGCTGATCACTTCCGGGTTCCCGGCGGCTACCTCACGGCAAAAGATGAACCATTCACCGTTATTTTTGACGTAGCCGGTCACCTTCCTGCCGCTGTCTGTTATCACCCAGACTTTAACGAACGGCTCCGGCAGACGCTGTTTCACCGATACCCAGGCCATTACCGGCCCCCGTTGCACATACAGCCGCCCTTACCGACCCAAATCCCTGCAAATGCTGGCGCAGCAGTCGGATCGGGCGGGATAAGTGCCGTCGCGCAACCATGTTTGTCCAGTCCGCTCAGCAGGCTCAGCGCCCCTTTCCAGCGGTCAGAAAACGACTGATACCGGAATGAACGCGAAGCGCCGTTGGGTGCGGTCTGGCTGGTAAGGTATTTATCACCCTGCCCCAGCCCCATCAGCGCAAGCAGGTACAGCTGGATAAGCAGCACTGTCGATGCCGGATAATGAAGTACCAGGCATTCTTCAATGCCGTTGGCCTGGTCAATCAGCGCCGCCAGCACGAAGTCGGGTAAAGCGATGCCCTGCCCGGTCAGGTACTGCTGTGCCTGTTCCTGTGTGACCATGACAGACTCCTGAAATAAGACGCCCCGCCGGAACGGGGCATAAAAAAACCGCTTTCGCGGCGGTTATTCAGCAGGGAACAGGTTTTCAAGCTCGCCAGGCGGCAGCAGCTCCGAAAGCTTTTCCGCACCCAGATTGCCTTTGAACTCGATCCCCAGTTCTTTCAGGCGTTCAGCAATGATTTCTTTACGGGGTTTCACATCAGTGCCCGCGCCCGGTGTTGCCGGGATAAGTTCACCGCCCGCTTCCCCCTGCATCAGGCGAAGATGAGATTCCAGCGCTGGATGAACTTTATCCAGAACCAGCACATCCCCAACCTTAACGCCATGCCAGCCACGTATGACTTCAAACTTCGGCATAATTTCTCCTTAAGCCAGATTTGCGCCGTAGACAACGCCGGACAGGCCATCGTCATCGCGTTTAATCTGCAAACCTTCTGCAGACATAATCTGGAAGTTGTAGTTGCTCTGTGGCATCGGACGAGGCAACGGAACCACCCCGACGGCCATCCCTACCAGCGGCGTGATCACATCCTGACGACGTTCATACGCCAGGAATTCATTACCGGTTAGTGCATAAGTCTGGCGGATATCTTTCACCGGCATAAATTTGCGGATGGCGTCCAGGACATTGCCGCTGATTACGGCGTTCGCGCCGCTGCCGACTTCAATGGTGTACGGCTTCGACAGATTCGCCATGATTTCAGCGCTCAGCCACAGCACATCGTACGCAGTGACTTTGTTGGCGCGGGCGGTGATACCAAACGGTCCTGTTGGGCCGAAGAATGCCAGTAGCTGCGCCGGCGATTCCGTGGTCAGGTCGATATTCGCTCCCCCGGCACCGGAACCGAGGTTAATCTTGGCGGTGTTACGATGGTTGCGCATGCCCTGGGCCGGATAGTTCTGAACCTGAATGGTCGGGTTGCCGTCGAGATAGCCTTTAACGCGACGTTTATGGAACTTGCGCATCTTCGCCAGTTGCGAATCCAGCACCAGGTCAATACCGACGGTATTGAGGCCCGCAGCAAGACGCCAGTTCACACCATAACCTGCGGTATAAACCGGGATCGGGTCGCCATCGCTGCCGTATTCGGTGTGGTCAAAAGAAAAAGGTGGCTGACCATCCAGACTAACCTGCACATCATCGGCGATGTCGCCAACGACGTTATACAGCTTGGCTGTCTTGCCAATCGGCAAAACTGTCTGTACACCCATCAGATCGTTGACGATTTCCATCCCGATTTCCTGATCGCGCAGCTGGATGACCTGTCGGTCGATTTCAGCCCAGAATTCACGACCGAGACCGTCACCAGCCAGGGCATTCGCCGCCAGCATTTCAGGCGTCATGAGATTACGGTTTACCGCCATCATGGCGCGGTGCTGGGCATCCCACATGTTACGGTTAGCCCACAGCTCATTCCAGTGCGTGCGCAGGCGGCTGTTGGTCGCCAGTGTTTCAGCAGAAAAATACATTGATGCTCTCCTTAAGCAACGGTCACGCTGGAAGCGCGCGCGCGGATGCGGATGAAGTCAACCGCCGTGGTGGTGACGTCATCCTGGCAGTAACCGATGACCTGATAGGTACCCGCAGCGGTAGGAACGGCAGCGGCCTGACCTGCAACAACCGTAATTGGCTGGTCTTTTTTATAGGCGCCTGCAGCCACACGAACAGCGAATTCACGCCCTTCTTCCAGGTAATTACCCACACCCGAATGACCGGACGGGATCGTATCGGTAATGCCCAGCCCTTCGTGATAAGCGCAATCCAGCACATACATGCGTCCCACAGGCGCAGAGGCCTGTGCAAAAAGATTGCTGGCATTGATGACAACAAACGTCCCCGGGTTCAGGGGCGCGGCAAGTTTTCGGGTTTCCGTCTTGTAGAGCGATTCCCCGTCGATATTAACGCGACGATAACGTGGCATTGGCGTTTCCCTTATTTGAAGTAAGTGGCCGGATCAGGTGCGCCGGTTTCGGTTTGCGCCTGCGCGGAGTTAGTACCCAGCGGTGCGGCTTCGCCCAGGTTTTTGAACATCGCATCCAGTGCATCACCTGACAGCGCGTTCGCGACGATCTCGCCGTGAACTTTCGCAACCGCCGCGCGCTTCGTTGCTTCTTCGGCGCGGGAGTTAGCGGTCAGGGTCTCAGCGAGCTGCTGCTGGTTAGTCTGAATTGCTGCAATGCTTTCGCTCAGTGGCTTAATGGTCGCGTCGTTATTAGCGGCGATGGCCTCACCAACGATTTTGCGAAGCAGTTCTGTATCTTCAGTGGTTAAAGGCATGTCGCCCTCCGTTTGATGGTTAGTTGCAGGCTTATCCTGCGGTGTGAAAAGAGATTTAACTTTGTTGGTTACAACGGTGACCCAGGATTCCTGGCGGGCAACCGGCGTTCCGGTGTCGTCGAAGGTGATTTTTCCGCCGTCAGAGGTGTAGCCGTAAACCTGCGCGCTTCCGCCATTGCGAATAATCACCACCTGCGAATCAGTGAAGTCAGCCACCCAGGCATATTCGTTCTCGCCTGGAGCGAACTTTGCTTTTGCTGCACGATCGAGGCGTTGTTCACGCTCCCGGAAAGATTCGCCCACCAGCGCGCCGGAGTTGGCTTTTAATGGCGTGGCGAGGTCGGCATTCACCATCAGGCCAACGCCCTGCTTGGGTGTGGCCGCACCGACCTCATGCAACAGAATGGCGTCGTGATCCATGCCGTGGATTTTTGCCACCCACTCAGCACCCAGCGCCTTCTGTTCTTCATTGGGTTCGAGCTGGTCAAGAAACACCGCCACACTGGTGTGAATTGGCGGCACGTCCTCGCCGCGCTCAATGGCTGCCACGCGCTCGAGGAGTTCCCGGCCACCTTCAGATTCGCTGGCCTTGTTTACATCCACCCATTTCTCCAGGTAGATACGATTCCCGGCTTTTTTAACGTTGCGGTTCCACGCGCCGACGAACCCGACATTCAGCCCTTCAGGCGAGAAGGCCGACACAAACTGGCCGTTTACCTGCGGATGACCGAGCGGTGCCAGCGTCCCCTCGAGGCCCGCATAGTGCGCATCGATTTCACTGGCAGAATAGAGACCGCCGTTCATAACGACATTGGCCGGCAGCGTGTAACTGGGCAGGATCAGATGATCGCGCCCGTTGTGAACTTCCCGACGGATGGACTGGCTGTTCACACGGGTGGTGACGTTTACTTGCATGGTCATGGTGGTGTCTCGCGGTTACGCGGCTCTATGGTGGCCGCAGTCGCAGTGGTTGGCGATGAGTCCGGCTTTCTGCGCTTTCTCCAGGCGCTTTTTAGCCATATCAATGATGTTCGGGTTAAGCGGCTGACCGCTGGCATTAACAAGCACAGCAACCTGTGTGCATTTGCAGTTAATGGCGTTGCCGTCGATGCTGTACCAGTCACGCACCTCTTCTGTGGTGTACAGGTGCCCGTGGCGAAGCGCATGCTTACGCCGCGTTGTCGGGCTGAACGCTGAAAGGTGCAAAAGACGTGTTGTAATGCCGTATTGTGCTTCGGCATCATCCGTTTCATCCCACCGGGCCCGACGCAGCGCCGTCGGTATTTCCGTGCGGGCAATACGCCTGGCCCGGCTGAGTTCAATTCCGGCCTGGCTGGTGAGACGTTTCGCAATTTCCCGTGGGTTCTGCCCCCGCCCCATGCCATCGGTAAGAATGCGCGCCATGTCCGATTTCATCCGCGCACTGAGGTTTTTCATCTCCTCAAAAACTCGGGTTCTAACCAGCAGAAGGCGGCGCTGATAAGGATCGCTCAGCAACAACTGCTGGAGACTTTCACGCCCGGCGGCATATACCGGCGACTGCTGCGACAGGCTGGCAAACTCCTGGGCCGTGCCGCGCTGATATCCCTGCCTGACGTAATCCCGCCAGAACCAGAAATCGGTCTCGCTGCCACCAAAGAGGATTTCATCAACAATCACCGAGGCGTTGCTGAGAAGCATTGATAACAGTGAGGTGTCCAGGTCGAATGTGTAGCGAAGGTTTACAGCGGGCGATGCGGGAATACGGTCGAGAATGTCCTGGTAAGCTTTGGCAATGCGCCTTATCCGTTTGCCGAACTCGTTAATCGCACCGCGCTCAAGGCGGTCTGCACCGGTGGGATCGTTAAGGTTTCCCGGCAGAATAGGAGGTTTCGTTTTCCTCTTCTTCATCGTCTTCCCCCAGAGGTGCAGGCGAGCCCTCATACCCGGCAGCGACGCGTATTTCTTCACCGGTGAAGGGCTGTTCGCCAGTGCCGAGCAAGGCGCTGTTAATTTCCGCCATGGTTTTGGCTGCGGCCAGCTTCTCAGCGTCGGTGCTGGCGTTCAGGTCATCCCAGATAACCGTCTTTTGCCCTACCGCGTCGAGAATGCCCAGTTCCACCAGCTTGTCGCACAGGTCTTCGATATCGAATGACAAATCACCCCGGCGAGACTGGCAGCGTGCGTTGAAGTAACGCTGGTCTTCAGTACTGGCACGCTCGCCCGTCTGCATACCAACGAGGATTTTGGTCGGGATATCCAGCGCGGCGGCAGCTGTCTGGAGGTTGACGTCGTAGGTCGGGCCGGGGTCAGCCACAGATGTCACCAGCGGCGTTACAGCTGCGCCCTGCGTGGTGAGTAGCGCATCGTTGCCACGGTTAATCTCAACGGCGACTTCATTGAATTTTTCCTGCAGCTCCGCAACATCCACACCATAGAGCGAGGCCAGATTGGTAAAGTCGATTTTTTCGTCGAAGTTGATGCTCAGCTGGCGGGCTGCGTTCTTCAGGAACGACTCACCGGAGCCGCCTTCCACCTTCTCAAGGCTTACGAAAGCGTTGTAAGCGGGCTCAAGAAAACCAATAGCATCGGGGGAATAATCACCCAGGATAAAAACGCGATCCGGATGAACGTCCACGCGCCGGACGGCACCGTTCGCAAGTTGCTCGATGTACTGCCACATTTTCGGCTGGCCGTAGGTTCGGGAATTGATGCCTGTATCCCAGTCCTTAACCTTGATTGTTCCCGCCCAGGCAACGGTGATTTTCTCCAGCCCTCTCCCTCTGGTTACAGGCAGGTTCCAGTCTTTGCCGTCCCGGATATGCAGCAGAATGCCGGAGTAACGCCCCACCAGCCGCCGTAAGTCAGCCTCTGCAAAAGAGCGCCAGAAGCGATGCGTTAATACAGACTTAGCTTTCCGTTCCCAGTCTGTTTCCGGGCGGGTTTCGTCCTGCTTATCTCCTTCGATAATTTCCGGGTTGCTTTGCCAGCACGCACCGATCAGCTTTTTGACCGCGCCATGGGCAATACCGCCTCTCCGGTACAGACTGTAGAGGTCATCGAAGGTAATGTCGTCTTTGAATCCGTACTCGCACCATGCCGAGCTACGCTTTGAATCCAGCCCCATGGTTGGGTTGGCGGCCATCATACGGGCGCGCGCAAGCCTGGCATCGTTCAACGCATGGTTGACGGCCAGCTGAAGATTTTTATTCATGCAGGGTCCGTAAATTATCTGAGGCGTTTCGGGATCATCATGCCAATTGCCTGCGCTCCGCCGAGTTCGGTCAGCGCATACACGGCGGCATCCAGTCGGTCAGGAGACTTTTTGGCGGTGGCGGGCACGTATTCCATCAACTGGTTTTCGAGTAGATAGAGATTGCCGTGATGGACTACACGCCCCTGTTCGTAGAGCGCGGATATCGGTTCGGCGCGGGCGAATTTCCCTTTGTTGGCATGCACCCTAATTATGCGGCCTTTGAACCCGGCGTTACGCAGTGTTTCCTCCGCCATATCCCCGCCCTGGTTCGTTTCGATAACGATGGCATCAGCGCCATGTTCCTCATAGGCCCACATAGCCTTTTTAGCCCAGCCAGCCGGTGAGTATTTGGCACTGTAATCGCCATCAACAGAGAACTGTTTTTTATCACCAGCACCGTATGCGCTGGCGGCCACAATCCCGGTTTCGTCGCTTTCATCGCTGTTTGTGGCCTGCGGGTCAATCGCAATAACCGTACGAACCTTATCAAAGCGGATCTGCAGGTCGCGCGCGGCGCTAATCATCGCCTCAGTCCACAGTGCGCCCTCCGCGTTAAACTTGCGGGGCTTCTGCATGTATTGCGCCTCGGCAGTTCGCCGGTGCGAAAACAGCGATACGCGGTGTGTCTCGTTGTGCTTGAACGGCCAGAGCCAGCCGTCAGGCAGACCATGATCAACAGGGATAGCGTGGGTGTTTTCCGGATATTGCGCCGAATACGCCTGGCTGTTATCGATAATCACCGGCAGATTCAGGTGATGCCACATTTCACCGGAGCCGCCGCGCAGGAGGTATCCACTGAGGTCGTGATAGTGGATACGCTGCATAATCACAATCATCGGCGTTGTTTCGACGGCCAGACGTGATTTGATGGTTTCGTTAAAGCGGTTGTTCACGCCATCGCGTACAGTTTCGCTGTAGGCATCATCAGGTTTTACCGGGTCATCGATAATCAGCGCGCCCTGCCAGCCTGGCTCCATGTGTCCGGCACGAAAACCGGTAACCTGCCCGGCAGCTGACGACGCGTAAACCCCGCCACCATATTCGTTCCACCACATCGCCTTACTGTCCGCATCGTCACGCAACGCCATCGGCCACATTGACTGGTAGGCCTGCGATTTGACCATGCCGCGTGCAGTCGATGAGTTCAGTAGCGCCAGCTGGTGGGAGTATGACAGGTGCATAAACCGGGCGCGCCGGTTCAGCGCCAGTCCCCGGCCCATCATGTTAATGGTTGCCAGTTCTGTTTTGGTGTAACCAGGCGGAACGTTAATGACCAGGCGCTTTATCTCACCATCTATAACGCGGTTCAGCGTCTGCTGAATAACTTTGTGATGCGGTGCGACAATCATCTTGCCGCCGGTGCGCTGTTTGAAGAAATAGCGCGCGTAATACAGCCCATCCTCTTCGCATTCGACCTTACGGGCAAATGCCTTTTGCTCAGCAGTCGTCATCCTCCATCATCTCCTGCCTTGCTGATTTGTATTCCTCTTTGCTCATGGTGATCGTCTCGATAGCGCCACCGTTAGGCCCGGAATGCTCGAATTTATGTTTGTTTGTGTAGGCATCACCGCACTCTTTGGCGGCCTGTTCAATCAGTGACGCTGCCAGTGCCATATTCCGCATTGTCTCTGCCTTCGTCATCATTCGATCAAGCGCACGCAGCCGGTAGGCCTTATTGGCTATCGGGATGTCCGAGATTTCATTCTGGAAGCGTTCTCGGGTAGCGTTGAACAATTCCACCCACCGGGCAGCTAACGCCTTGCCACTGGCTTTTGTGGGGTCGTAGGATTCGACCTGCTGGCGGGTAATCTTCACCTGAAATTCAGCCTGGACAGCCTCGACAACCTGAGAAGGGGTATCAAAGCACGCAAGGGCCTGAACTATGTAGGCTTTCACATCATTTTTTAGAGCCGCCATAATTCACCATTCGTCCAGGTCAGTCCAGGTAATCAAGCCAGTTTAAGCATGCACGTCCCGCACGCCCTGGCGATATCAAGTTGAGCCACTTCCGCAGGCCTGTTTGCTACGTCCACCAGTTGTTGCACATCGTGACTTGCTCCATAGCGGCGAACGACACCAACGAACTCTTCCACATCATGGCCGCGTAGCTTCAGTTTGGGTAATCCACTATCCCGGTAGAATTTCGGCGCACCGAATTCATCGGTTTCCTGTGCGATGTGGTAGAGCTCATGCTCGACCAGCGCGCAGAACTCCAGATCGGAACATTGGGCGCAGTAATCAGCGGCCAGGGTGATAATAAAATCCGGGATGTGCCCGAACCATTCGTACATCTGCTGTTCCATGCGGGCTTTTTGCCAGCCACCAGCGCGCATCATTACCTCTTCACACTGGCCCAGCACCGTTCGCCCCTTCTTCGCGAATGCATTCGACGCCCACATGAATACGATGTCAGCTTCCAGTAAGTGGAAATGGTCAGGGTTATGCAGGGTGCCTTCTTCACTCAGTATCCCGGTATGTATCCACTCGTGAACGCCTTCAGCCGGGATTAATCGTATGTAGGGCTTGAAGTCCGGGTTATCGATAAACTGTGGCGGTGGGTATGGCCTTTGGGTCATGATGTCAGCCATAAAATTACCTTGCTTTCAGGTGCGCGTACGAAGCGCATAAAAAAGCCACCAGCGGATGCCAGGGGCTTATTTATGAGTAGTGCGTAGTAAAAATGAATCCTGATAATAATTTAAAAAACGTTAATTTTCTTGTTTGAGCTTATAAGGATTAATAAATTTCTTTTTAAAATCCTGAAACGAAACCTCATCCACAAAGTGTCCGGCTAAAATGATTTTCATTCGGCCATTTGCATCAATCCCACCTATCACGCGCATATCAGAATCTTCAAACTTATTGCTGGTGCGGAGATTATCTACGAACATTCTTAACGCTTTATCTTTGCCTGTCACTGAATAGCATTTTCTTCCTGAGATAAGCGTTTCTTCTTTTCCATCAATCATCGTCTGCTCTCCTTTTGTAATTGACAGAAAAAGTATTATGCATAATCGTTAGTGCGCTATTAATTTACAAAGTATCACCCTTCTACTTACACAGGCCTGCCACGAAAGAGATCCAAATAATGAAATCGAAAAAAACTTCACGTAAGCAAGCCTGTTACGCATAAAAAAGCCCCGCGTCTGCGAGGCTAATTTGGCTCAATGCTAAAACTTCGAAACGGGCGCAGGCTGATACTTCATAATGGCCCACTCAATATCTGAAAGAGACGGCTCGATAACCGGAAATCCAATCCAGTAATTTTTACCACTGAAAGATCGATACTCTAAAATTGAGAAAACGGCTTCGCGATGGCGCTGATCGTTTTCTTCGGGGGTGTAGTAATAACGATGCACCCCATCTGCCACTTTTCTTACTTCACCGTTCCAGCCCTCACCGAAGAGCATAACGTCACGCATAAAGCTTCTCGTTTGTAGGTATCCTTTAACGTCATTATAACAGGGACTCAGTGAATGCCTGCTGTAATGTCCAGCGTGATGGCAATAAAAACCGCCCGTAGGCGGTTAGTTTTAGTTATGGCTGTTTATCACCAGATTCAGGTGCTGAGCCAGTATCGTCTTTCTGGTCTCTACCGGTTTGCCCTGGCTGGTCGTTTTTGACGTTATCAGGAACAGGACTGTAATCAGGATGGTCCCCTTCGACTGGGCGATCGGTCATACAAACCTCCTTTCTGGTTAGGAAGTCTTAAGTGTAGACAATCGGTGAGCCTTATCTGCAGGAAGGGAGATAATCATCTTTAAGCAGATATAAAATAAGTTATAAATTTATTACGGCTTCGCTTATGGGAGATATCTCATATCAGTGCAGCGGCGCGTTGCTAAGTTTAAAAGGTAACGAAATGCATTTGCATACCCTCTGAAGAATCTGGATTTCCTTCCGTCTGAGGGTTTTTTTTCGAAACCATTTCATTAAACTAGGATTTTTCCCAATCAACCCGCTTACGCTTGTTAACTAAAAGTTAACAACCATAATCAGGTTTCCTGCCACGACAGGAGTTGAAGAACCAACGTAAGATCCTTGCCATTGAGAAAAGAATAAGAGTACGAAGTACTGTCAGCTCTACTCCGACTCGCCCTCTTACCCGAGGGCTTTTTTTTAACTGAGCAAATCCAAAACGTAAACATCGCTCAAGCGAGATATTTCGTCAAAAGTCACCGCTTACGCTTGTTAACATTATTAATCCGTCCATACTCAGCCTTCCTGCCGCACCAGGGGAGGTAGTACCGTTTGACCCTTTTTTTATTGAAAAATAAAAAGTGCGAAATGCACACGCCAGACAATCCCTCTCGCCCTCTTAATGAGGGCATTTTTTATTCCCCCAGCCATTGCACATAATCCTGCAAAAACCTCCGCTTGATCAGGCGCAACGTTTTTTTCATCCAGGAGTAAAATCACTCCCGCTGCCTCTTTTCTGAGCCATACTTTCATTAACACATCTTCCCTTTTTGGATCGTCCAACAGAGGAGGAATGTATGCAGGTAGTGAGTAAAAAGTGTGTTGTATCTTCCCGGGATTTAGATTTCCTTGCCTACAGCTTTGCCCGGATGCGTTTCCATGGTCGACATCTGTGTACTGATGCTATAACCGGTAACATGGATGAAGACTGCAGAATGTGGTTTCTGAAGCGTTATGACTTTTACTTTGAACAGCTAAATGAAAAGGAGCTGACTGAGTAACCATAAACCGGGTGGCAAAAGCTGCCCGGGATGCAGCCTTAAAGCAACGCGTTATACCAGGCCTGCCAGCGATATGTGTTGATCCGCAACTGGCGCAAACACTCCGCCGTCTCGATGTCTGCCTGCAAATCCTCATCGCTGTTTGCCCCGGCATTACTTGCCCTGCACGGTTCCTGCATCAAATCCGCTGATGGAGTTGGCAGCGTCGATGGCACGCTGGCTCAGCCGTACAGACTCATCATCAAAATCACACCTGGTACGATCCGGAGACTGAACATATTTCACCACGTCACGGGTTATGGTCCGGTAAATCACTCTGGCTTCGGCATTTGCCACAGCGGCTTTCTTCTCTACCGGCTGGATGGCTTTATTGGCCTTATCTTTCTTATCCGCCGCCAGCGCGTTGACATGGTCGGCGTGGGCATTCCATCCGGAACGCCAGGCGATAAGCGTCGTCGCCGAGAGACTGACCACCAGCGTCAGCAGAACATATCGCCACTTCATACCAGCGCACTCCGCGCCCGGTTGTAGCGCAGACGGCGGTCTTCAATGCCGTTATGGCCACCATTGATAATCTGCGTGACGCGCGCCAGGTCGCCGGAGTAAAGCAGGCATCCGCTGGTAGCAAAAAACCATGCTGCCGAACGCGCCGCGTTACGCTCCTGCTCCAGCAGCTCAGGGCTGGTGACCAGGTCGAGTTTCAGCGCGGTACCGCATTTTGTGTAATTTGCCTGACCGGTGATCTGAATCAGGCCGCGGCCGCGATATTTCCAGCCATCACCAGCTGCTTTGTTGCCCAGGCGTTTGCTGTACACCAGATTGGCAATAGCGCGCTGGCGTTCCAGTGGTAACACCTTTTCATACGAGCGACGACCCAGCGCGTTTGCCTGGTCCTGAGTAAGTCGCCCGGCACGGACGAAATCGGCGAGGCCTGCCACGCTGTAGTTCATGCTCTCCACCAGCCGGGAGAAACTCACGGACTCGTGTCCGGTCTGGGCGATAAACATCGCCTGATCAGTCGGTGCAGTGATGCCGAATTCTTTCATCGCCGCATCGATGTGCGGAAACCAGCGCGCAGCTAATCCGGCGCTTATACCAGCCGCCTGCTGAAATTGTGATTGTTTCATTCCGGCCTCAGAACATGGAAGATTCGCGCGACGTTGCCCCGGGCGCGGAACACGGCGGCGCAGATGATTAAGTTGATGGCGACAGTTGCCCAGTGGGTATGCAGATATGAATCGAACAGGTACCGGAACGGTACCGACGCATACGCCAGAATTATCAGGTAGGCCAACCATGACGCCCACGGGTTATGTCGCCCGCCAGGCTTACGGAACATCATCAGGCGCAGAACAATGGCGGCACACGCCACCACGTTCGTCACCACCAGCGGATCGTTAGTTACCATTGGTTCCCCCTCTCCAGCGTGCCAGCAGCTTTAGTGGGTCCTGTTCACTGAAAAAAGTCAGCGTCTTGATTGCCACGGCAGACAAAATCACCGCACCGAGCGCGTCCAGTGGCTTGTCTGCGTAGCCCGTCATTTTTGCCAGCCACGAACCCACCAGCCCCGAGCCATACACGCCAGCAAAATACGAGACAACGAAATACGCGGTACGGCGAAAAATCGTCAGGTCGGCAGCGGTGGCCACATAGAAAACAGCACCAGCAAACGCGCCGAACACCACGCCGTAATCAGTGCCGGTAAGCAGTCCATAAATGCTGGCGCCGGTCAGCGCGCTACCGGCGGCCGCGGTACCGGAAAAAGGTTCGGACATTACGCCCCCTCGTTAGTGGTGAGTCCTCTCAGGAATGAGGGGAAATAAAAAAGGCCGCCAATCGGCAGCCAGCAATCAATTTAATGCCGGGATTTTTATCCACACCCGGCGCGTGGTTTCCCAGCTTTCCACAGACAAAGGAAATTGCTAAATTGTTTATTCCACAGACAATTAGGGAATAACCATGGATGTAGGATTACTTATCGCGTCCCTTAAAAATGGGATCGGCGCGCTTTCTGCTGTGCAAAGTAACGAGGTCCTGCGCGAGCGCATCGCTTTCATTGGAGAGCAGATCGACGTACTTCAAAAAGCCCATGCTGCCACCATAGAAGAACTTGCCGAGGCGAAGGCCAAGTGCGTAGAACTTACGAAGGAAGTAGCGGCTTATCGGGCAAAGGATGAGTTTGTCGAGCACATGGGCGCGGCCTTCAGAAAAAATCCCGCGGGTGGGTATATCAGCGCGGTTTATTGCCCCAACTGTCTTAAACAGGTCGGTAGCGGGTTCGATGACTTTCCTTACCATTGCGGCTCCTGCGGCTGGACTTCAAGATTTGAAGGAAGGGAAATTGATAACGTGATGAAAACTCTTCCGTAGTACCAATGATAACTTTCACAACTCTGGAGAATTATTTATGAGCAGCATGCTTGACCCACAGAATTACAATAAAGAAATGCGTGAGAAAAAGATTGACTTGATGCTCTCAGCCATGGGGCCAATGAATGAGAAGTCGGCATTTCTTTTGGCTTTAATGATCAAACATTCAGATGATCCAGCCGCAACAATTAGAAGGATCGGAGACTGTGTCGAGGCGGTCTACGGCGCGGGTGAAAATACTGACACATCGCAGGGGTCAAATTTTAGCGAGATGAGGCTGATGTACCACAATGCCATAAGCATCTATCATAAAATTAAAGACATTTAGCAAAGCAAACCCCGTGATGATGCGGGGTTTTTTATTGGGCCAAGCAAACGCAAAAGCCCCACGGTGTTAACCGCAGGGCTTGAAACGAAGGCATTAACCCATCGTTGGGATAAAATTAACACAGATTCGGGAAAAGTAAATAGCTCAAATTAATTTCCTCACCTCCTATCGGGTTATCTGTTTCAGTTGCGCCTCAGCCCAGGCTTCTTCAATATCAAACTTCGTGATCAACTGATCGTAGAACGGCTTAACAGACTTCTTCCACGTGTCCAGGCTGATAGCATCAGTAATCTGACAGACAGCAGCATGGGCCTCGGTCGAAGGAATTCGCTCATAGCCGCGACCGCCGCAGCGTTTGCAGTCGGACATAACCGGAACGCCCTGCCTCTTCGTTTCCTTCTGGTCTACGGCTTTACCGCGGCCTCGGCAATCACTGCAGGCGCAACTGATGACCTTCTTACCATTGCAGGCCGAGCACAGTACGCGGGCCACCTCTTTCACCTGACGCTTAACCTCGAAATCACTGGGTGACTGCTTCAGATCTTTTGCCCACTGGGGGAGCTTCATGGTGTAGTGTGATTTCATCGTGTACATATCAGCCTCAATAAACCCTTTTCCGGCACAGCAGTCGCATTGCTTTACACTGGCGGCGCTGCGGGAATAGTCCTCAAAAGCGAAGGTGGCGAGCTGATGCATGACCAACGGCTTAATCCCAGCAGCGAGCTTGCGCAGCGCGGCAACCTTGTCGCATTTGGTCAGCGCATACTCGGCCAACAGTGAGATCGCCCGATCCCGGTCGTTCTGGCTGATGCCCATCTTCCCGAGGAAAGCGCTGTAGCCCAAAGCGGCACGCTCCTGCGTCATGCCCATAGCGGCCATGATATCGGTACCGGTCAGTGAGTCTGATGCGGTAGCGCGCGGGGAGTAGCTAATCAGCGTGGACTTTGCGAAGTGGTATTTCACGGTATTTTCAAGATTCACGCTGCAGCTCCTGCAATCTGGTAGATGCGAATAAAGTTACGAAGGATGCGATAGTCCACCAGCACCGTACCCGGGCGGCGATAAATGCGGAGGCGCAGCCAGCGCATGCGAAGCAATTCGATCAGTTCTGGTTTCATGCGACCACCTGCTGCTTAAGTTCTTTGAGTTTTGCGCGGTATTCATCGCGGATGCGGATGTAGTCGTCGCGCTTCCATTTCGGTAATTTGTGCGGGCCCATCAGGGCATCAAAGCGGGTCTGGCCGATTTTGGCGATTAGCTCCGGACGGTAGGCAGTCAGGTTGCCGGAGAGGTGGTTATTACAGACCGAACACTGCTTATGGCAGTTGTCTTCGTCAAAGCGCAGCTCCGGATTCGCGCCGGTAGTCCGGAAATGACCGGCATGATATTGCCCGTCGTGATGCCGCCCGCAGCTGATACAAGGGAGATGTCGATCGCGGTACCGGATGAATTCGTTAAAAGCCTGCTGCGCCTGTTTGATGAAATAGCTGAGCGGCTTAACTGCCTGTCGCCGTTCCGCCTGGCGTGCCCGCTGCTCTTTCTCCTCTTCGCGCTGGCGCTTCTTCTCAGCACGCATAGCATCAGCCTGGTTCTTTGCAGTCTGCTCTTTGCCTACAGCGCTGGCACATACGTAGCGGCAGACAATCTGCCCATCACGAACCGGGTGGAACCACTCCCTGCAGTGGATGCATTTTCGACGAGGTTTTTTAGCCATACTCACCCCGCAAAATTCATCAGCTGCGCGGCGGCGTTCTCGGCCTCACGCTGATCGCGAAATACGCGGGACAGGATCCAGCGCCAGAGCACATCCAGTGCGGCACGGTAGAGCTGCTGGAACTCTGTTTCGTCCATGCTGGCAAAAGAAACACTGCGGGGATGTTTACGGAGAGTGCCGTCAGGCAACTGGATGGTGTCGAAATGCCCGGCCTCGATAGTTACCCAGGCACGATACGCATCGAAGGATTTACAAAGACTGATGCCGTTTGTTATGCGGCGACTGGCAACCTGATCCAGATATTGCTCAGCGGCATCCATCAGCGCACTTTCGTTCCCGCCGAAAGCAGCCAGGTATCTGGCGTAACCGTTAACCAGCCTGCGTTCGTTGGAAGATATCGCGCCGCCGGTAGGTTCCCAGTACTCGAAACCAAGATTAAGCAGAGCGAAAAACTTACGATGAAATGCCGGGTTACGTAGCTGGCGAAACTCGGCTTCGAGTACCGCACCGAGCTTACATCTTGAATGCAGAAAATCGCTGGTCTCGGGCGTAGCCGGGATCAGGATTCCTGATGATTGCTTGATTAATTGCAAGTGCGCCATGGTGTTCACTCCGTGGCGCTTTGCTGCTCCGATTCCGCTGTTCAGGCGGTAAGTAGATTATGGCAGTCTCTGCTTGCGAAGGTCAATAAGACCTGCCTCGACAGCCATTTCCAAAAATTCATTCATAGTAAGCAGGTGTTGTTTGTCGCGTACCCTTTCCAGACTGGTAATCCGGCCCTCTTCACAATTCACAACGAACCGCCCTCCCTGTCTGATTATGTCTACCGCTTCGGCGATGTCTAAATCCACAAAATCCCCCTGAGCGACATACAGACGCAATTGTCGAAAATTCAGCAGCCGCGCATGGATGATTTGTGGTTTGGCAAAGGACTGCAGGCTGCAATAAAAAACACTCAGTAGAACCACTCGTCCGCACTTTCCCAGGTTTCCTGCAGAATATTAGCGACCTCGTCTTTATCGCCACCGATAACATTGAGCCCGTCATTTTGTGCCCGACGAATGGTCAGCTTGCACCCTTCGTAGCGCTTGTTTAATCGTTTTAAAAGTTCGTTTTCCAGCGCCGGGATCGCGCCATCAGGCAGTTTTTTTGTACGTTCGATAGTGACTTCAACCTTCATGATCATCCCTCTCATAAAAATACTGTATAAATAAACAGTACACCCATACGGGAGAATGATCAACTCGATAAGCGCACAAATTGCGACACAGGTTTGAAAAGTTAAGTTGTTGTAAGCCATTGAATAAAAAAGCCACGGTACAACGTGGCTTAACATTAGTAGTATGCATGCAGCAGAGAGCTATCGTGTTTAACTCGGACCCAAATAGTCGAAAGTGATGTCACTGAATCCCTTTCGCACTGCAAATGAATTAACACCATATGTGTCCTTATAGTGCTCCTCTACCTTAGGCATTATTTGAGAATAAAGATCGGCTTCATCAATCTTGTCGTCTCGTAAAACAAACGTATCGAACTCATGCCGTTTGCTATCGATATAATAAATAACTTTATATTTTGCTTTCATATCAGCCCCTCAGTCATTTTTGGCAACAATAATTGTAGTTTTTATCACCAAAAACGCCGTGGTATGACCAGCAATTTTAATTATGCAGCAAGATATTTCGCTCTACACATCTCCGGCAAGTTAGCCCTAACAAGTGCCTCAGCGAACGGCGGCGGTACCGCATTGCCGCAGCGCGCCACCTGCTTATCTTTGGCGTACTTCACGCCGCGATAGTCACGGTCAATGATATACCACTCCGGGAAGCCCTGGGCGCGGTACAGCTCGTGCGGTTGCAGCATACGCATACCGATATCGACGATGCGGTAAGTGATGCCGTCAACGGTCACCAGCCCGTCGCAATCCTCACCGCAGTATTCCCGCAGGAACGCCAGCGCCTGCGCTGCGCGCTGTTCGTCGTAAGACTCAACCGCAAGCATGGTTTCGACTTCTCCAACATGCAGGCCACCGGCTGTGATGGTCGGCATCGGCTCGTTTGTTCGCTGTCCGTCCCGGCAGGTACCTCGCAGTTTCACCAGATGAGAGGCTACAACCGCATGATGGTCGACAGTGGTCACTGAGTGCGCTGGTTCGTCCAACCCGACGCCCGGCCCTGAGTAATTCCCGCCGTAATGCTTCGCCAGGAATGCGCTAACCGTCGCGAACTTATTGCCGCCGGCAGTAACGGTACCCAGCGGATTGTCCAGTTGCAGCACACGTGGTTGCTGTCCGGGGCGTTCGCCATACCCCATCTGGATCAGGGTCGAAGTCACCAACTGCGATTTTCCGCCGCCACCAGCGGTAATCGTGGCGCTCGGTTCGTCAGCCCGGTGCCCGATGCTGGCACCGAACTGACGGGCAATTACTGGCGCAACGACGCATGACCGTGACTCTTTCAGGATGGTATGCGCGGGTTTATCCAGCGGGCGCGGTTTGGCCTGATATTCGCTGCCACCATTACCCGCCAGGAACGGGGTAAGTGCGGCTTCCACCACACCCAGCGCATGCCCGTTTCCGCCCGGACGCTTCGATGTACCGGCAGTGATTGTCGGCACCGGTTCGCAAACCTCCTGTCCGGTTGCGCCAGTACGGAATTTTGTCAGGTGCGGTACCGCGACAGCATAACCGTGTGTTTTGGTAATGGTCTGTAGCGGATCCGACAGCGCCTGTCCACGGAAACAGTCGTAACTGGTTCGGTTGCTGGTGTGATTACACTTCACGATGAACGGTGACGCATTGTCGAACACGAACCGCTGAATGCCCCGGGCAATTCGTTTGAGGGTATTTTCCGCCAGCGGCTTTTTACGGTCGAATATGGACGGCGCCGGGACTGACCAGTCGATACACTCCGCCGCCGTCCTCCAGGCTTTCAGTTTACCGCTCTGCACAGCTGGTGTTTTCGGATCGCCGTGTGTCGGCTCCGGCCAGGTCACCGGCACGCCGTCGCACCGCATCACCATGAAAAAGCGCTTTCTGATTGTCGGTGCGCCAAAATCACACGCACGCAGCTCGCGGTGATCAACAGAATATCCGAGGCCGGACACCAGCTGCTGCGCCTGCTCGCCGTCGGCGGCAATGCCCAGGAACTCGCAGCACTCTGCCAGCGCCGGATGCCCGGCGGGGATACCTCCGGAGAGCATGCCGCAGAATGCTTCGAACGTTTCACCTGCGCGGGTCGGATCCGGGCGCATCTCTGCCGCCAGCAGTGGCCCCCACGTTTTAAACTCTTCGACGTTCTCCAGCATCATCACGCGTGGCCGCACAGCCAGCGCCCAGCGAATAACGATCCACGCCAGACCGCGAATTTCTTTCTCCACTGGCTTTGAGCCCTTGGCCTTCGAGAAGTGGCGGCAATCCGGGCTAAACCATGCCAGCCCCACCGGGCGGCCTGCCGTCGCCGCCATCGGGTTTACATCAAACACCGATTCGCAGTAGTGCAAAGTATCCGGGTGATTCGTGGTGTGCATCGCCACGGCGTTCTCGTCGTGGTTGATGGCAATATCCACGCTGCGGCCAGTCGCCAGCTCTATACCGGTAGACGCCCCGCCGCCACCGGCAAAATTATCAACAATGATTTCTCTCACGCGTATTTCTCCATGGACGCAGCCAACGAACGGGCAGCAGTGATAATGGCCGGTACCGGCATTTGTTCCAGCCACATGCGGTTGATGTGATGTTTCAGGCGGCGCTGGTGGTGCGCCGGGAGATCCCCGGCGCTTTGTAACTGCGAATAGACCATGGCGACCTCAGCTGGCCAGACCGTTTCCGGCACATCCACCAGCAGCAGGTTTTCCAGCTCTACGATGCGTTTTGTGGCGTACTGAATTAAGTGATCAGGCTCGTTGCTTCTGGAACCAGCACCGCTCTTGACGAAAATTATCCAGTGCGTTTTGTCGTTTTTTCCTGTCTTCTGCCAGACAGTCGGTTTTTCGTCAGTGAGCGACACGACCTGGCTCAAAGGGATTTGCGTCTCGTTCCATTTGAAAATCAATACCCCGTTGGGCCTCAGAACGCGAAAAGCTTCCCTGAAACCGGCGCGCAAATCTTCGCGCCAGGTTTCCCGGTTCAATTTCCGTACTTTTTGCCCTGCCAGCCGTTCGGGCCAACACGTTCAAGATGCGGCGGATCGAAGACCACCACCGGAAACGTAGCGTTGGCGAACGGCAGCGCACGGAAATCAGCGATAATATCGGGGCTAACAACCAGGCGGCGTTCATCACACAGTACGTGCTCTTCAGCGCGAATATCGCAAAAGACCGCACGCGGGTCGGCTTTGTCGAGCCAGAACATGCGTGAACCACAGCACATGTCGAGAATGGTTTGCTCGCTCATGCCACGCCTGCCTTAACCAACTCTCCTTTGATGCGTTCACTAGCAGCCGATTTTAGCGCCTCAATCGCAAGAACCACGTCATCAACACCATCTTCGCCAACCGCCTGCCTCATGGCTTTTTCCCACTCGATTTCGGCTCTGACAGAGGCGTCACGTTCCAGACAAGCCGTACGCGCCGCTACCAGCGCACAGTCCAGTCGCCCCGCCAGTTCATTCAGCAGCTTCGCTGTCTCCGGATCTTTAAACTTAGCGACCACGTAGGTGGCGCGGATTAACTGCTCATGGGTCATGTCTTTCATGCGCGGGCACTCCCGAAGATTTTATGGATGTGATAGCCCTGCCAGTTCTGGCGGCATTCATCAGTGATTACGTTAACCGGTTCTGCTGGTTTTTCCGGCTCTGCGTGTCCGGGCTGCGCTTTAAGCGACGCCCGTCGGGCTGCGGATTCAGCTTTACGCTTTGCCTTACGGCGCTCAGCCAATGCTTCCACGTACGCCTCGTAATCCTGAAATGTCAGGAAATAACCCTGTTTACCCTGTTTGATGATGTTGCCCTTCCTGCAAATCTGAGTCAGAAACTCGCGCGTGATGCAGTCGCTGGTAGCCAGTAGCGTTTTTATTTCCGCATACGTCATTCTGCGTCGTTCTTTCAGTTCAGCGACCACGGCATCCAAACGGCTCAGAAAGGTTTCTTCCGGCGTTTTAAAGTCAGGCGCAAGCGCGTAAACATATTCGCGCCGCCGCCCTGAACGTACCACTTTCCCGCTACGCAGCAGGCCGCCGAGCAGCGTTGAAGTCCGGTTTGGATCCATGCCGATAGCCGCAGAGATTTCGTGCAGGTCTCCTTCCCGGTTAGTCAGGAAGCTGATCACGTCGTTAACAAAATTCGTTGTCATGATTTCCTCACTTCACCACACGCAGGTGGCTGACGTTTTTACGGTAACTGGCCCAGTTGAAGTTCACCCAGACACCGCCATCCATTTGCAGGCGATCCATAACCCGCTCGCCCAGTACGGCGGTCAGTTGGGGGTGATTCAGGTTGGTCAACACTCCGACGGGTTTCAGGGATGCCAGGCGGCGATCGATAATCTGGTTCAGGATGACGAATTCCCCGCGCGTCTCGCGCTGAACACCCACCTCATCGAGAACCAACAGGTCCACGCGGCAAAGGTCATCCAGTAACGCGGATTCTGATTCACCCTCGTCGTAGCAGGCACGGACGCGCAGCATCAGGTCGGGGATCGTCACCACCAGCACCGTGGCTCCACGCTCGAGCAGATAGTTTCCGATCGCCGCCGCCAGATGGTTTTTCCCGGTACCGCAACCGCCACTGAACACGAAGCTGCCGAACCCGGTACCGAAGTTCTGGGCGTAACGCTTTGCCATCGTAAGCGCCAGCTGCTGGCCCTCGCCGTTTACCTGGTAATTTTTGAACGTGCAGCTGCGGTGCAGGTCGCAGATGCCGGAGCGGCCGAAAATACGATCAGCACGCGCTTTCTGGTTGAGTTTCTCCACCTCGGCGCAGTGCTTTCGGCCCTCTTCCTGCTGCCAGGCCATAAGCTCTTCAGCGCTGGTGAACTTGGGTTTAATACCCGCCGGCATGAGTCGCTGCAGGCGTCCGATTAATTCGCTGCTGGTTTTCATGATCACCCCGTGAATCCATCTGGAATCGTGTTATCAGGTTGCGGTATCGCGAAGGCCGTAGCCTTCTGCCGCCCCGTATTGCGCTTTGCCTGTTCCCGCTGGCTTCGCAGACTCTGTGCAAAAGTCTGCTCCCACTGCTGATGGTGCTTAACGCGGCCTTCGACAGACCAGTAGTCCCGGAACTGCTGAAGCTCCTCCGGCGAATAGCCAGGCGCTTCGCCGAGGATAATCCCCCACAGTGCGGCGCGGCGCTCAAACTCAGGGGCTGGCTTCCAGCTGGTGGTGATCGTGAATTTGCCTGGGGGAGACTCGAACTCGGCCTCAGGGTTTTCTTCGTCCTGAATTTCTTCAGGCGCGCGATCCTCTCTCTCTTGTTTTATTCCTTTCCTTTCCCTTCCCTTCCCTTCCTTTCCGTCAGTGAGTCCTCCTTGAGTATTCAGTGAGTCCTCAGTGAATCCTTCCTGTGTAAGCATTGAATCAACATGTCCATCAGCTTCATTTTTCAGTGAATTATCACCAGATGCTGGTTTTTGCTCGTCGGGCTGGGGCGGCAACGGAATATTTGAATTACTCGGACGGTTAATTTTCTGGTGCTTCAGGAAACCAGGTATTTGCAAATAGTGACTACCATTCACTGAGTACTCAGTGAGTAGTCCGTGAGCGATCAGTTCCATAATTAACGGCTCGCAGTCGATAGTGTCCGCAGGAAAAACCTGCATCTTGATGCGCTTTGGTGAGCGCTCCAGACAGCCTTTGTCATCCGCAAAGTTGAACAGTCCGATAAAAAGCAGACGAGCCGAAATAGAACATTCGACGACTTTTTCGTCTGTCCAGAACTCCGGTTTGACTGTTCTGATGCGAGCCATTAACTACTCCCGTTATTTACTTGCTTAATTTGCCCAGGCATACTTACCTCGCAATTGCTGACGGTTATTGCACCCGAAGGCCGTTGCTGTTCCACCAGCACGGTCTTCACCCTTTCAGAACAGCCCGCGCTGTTCGCTGCGCTTAACGCGCTTTTCTTCGAACCTGTCGGCAGAAGTGGTTTGTTTCTCTGCCCACAATTTCGCGTGTCGTAAAACATCATCGAAAATTTTCCCCTTGCGGCTTGCCTGAGACATACGCCGGTATAAATCCACGGCCTGGAATGCCCCCCCCTGAGCCACCGGCACCGGAAAACCCAGGCGGATAAGCTCTTCGCGGACGTGCTTCTCGATAAACTGCTCATGGTTCATAAGCGGCCCCGGTTACATGACGCCCAGCATCGAGGTGACCATCGTCATCAGCGGCCCGACCTGCTCGGGCATCAGGCGAAACAACGACGCAATCCCCTCACTCACCTCTTTCAGCTTCTGATGTTCAGGCGCTTTCATCAGCACGGCCTGTTTGGCTTCCGCGCATTCCTTCATCGCCGTCGCGACGCGCGACAGGATGTCTTCCTGAGGAATGAGGCGGGTACGGAACTCGAGCGGGAGAACGTTAAGAATTGCCGGAATTAACTCGCGGATATTTGCATGTGCGTAATCGGTATCACCGTCCAGCCAGCGAAAGAGCTTTTGACGCTGGCGATTGATTTCGACCGGGAACTCCAGGCAGCCGCCGCTGAGCTGATATTCCTCAACAATCAGCCCGGCCACCACGTCCTGGTTATCGATTGCAGCCGCCCAGGCACGAACAGCTGCACGAAGCTGCTGGTGGGTAAACTCCGGTTTCGCCTGAGAACGATTTATCATCGTTACGGGCATTGTTCCGGTACTCTGTTGAAAGTGAAGTGATTGCATTTACTGCTCCTTAGGTGCTGCTTCGTTAACCGCCGCCTTACAAGATCGCGGAGTAAATTCCGGCCAAATGTGAACCCACTCACTTGGCAAGCAATCAGCCCGAGTAACCATGCCGTCCGTATAACGTTCAATCTCTATGGCGCGGCGAGGAGAAATTGGCGCCGAGCTGGAGGCCATCTGGGACAGAAAGGACATTGAGATCCCCAGCTTTTTGGCAAGCCATTTGGCGTTACCACGTTGCTGAGAAAGGTAATCTTTGAGTTGCATATACTCTCCTTCTAAGGTGTGAAAATGAGTTTACTAATTACTAAACCTTATAGTCAAGTATTTGCTTGTTTAGAATTTACTAATCAAAATGCGCTAATGACCAAAGCAGAAGTAAGAAGAATGCAGCTCAAGGCGTGGTTCGCCGATAAATCGCTGCCAGAAAAAGAGAAGAGCTATTTATCCCAGTTGATAAATGGCAAGAGCTCCTTTGGGGAAAGAGCAGCCAGAAGAATCGAAAACGACTACGGCATGCCATCTGGATATTTAGATGAGGATGGTGAGCAAGGCGAAAAGCGCCCTAATGAAGTGGTACTGACTTCTGATGAACTTCAACTAATCAAATATTACCGCAGCTTTCCTGACTCCACGAAAAAAGAGATGCTAATCGAGTTTGAAAGTATGTACGAGAAGTTCAATAAACTTTTCAAAGAGCTCCTAGCCTCACGTAAGTAAGTAAAACATCTCAATATAACCGCCTTATGGGCGGTTTTTTTATACCTATCAGCCTCATTCAAAACTAAAAAACCTTAAATCTTAGTTGTTTAGCGTCAACTAAACGAAAAATGTTTATCAAACACTTTACACAAACGTTTAGTAATGAGTAAACTTCCAGCATCAACAACGCGCTGCGTTGCTCCGATAAACGTTCCGCCAGCCGGGCGATAACGGCAGAGGATGAGATGGTTAATCAACACTACGGCACGATGCACATCATTCGCCAGTGTGTGGCGCCGGGAATGCTGGCAAAGCACGACGGGCACACCTGGAATGTGTCAGCGGTTCGCGGCAAATACGTTTACCTGCGCACCATGCGCGGTGCCATACGTATTAACGATTGTCTTGTGGAAGTTTTACTGAATGGCTGGGGGGATCCGATGATTCACGGTCAGGAAACCACCGGTGCGAAATGCGCCTACTGCAAAAGCCTCCTTCAGCCGGGCGACGAAGTGAAAAACACCCTGCTTTTACTGCGCGGCAACATGCTTGCCCGCGAAGAACGGCAGTACTGCTCTAAGCAGTGCGCCGGGCACGATCAGATGGCTCACGAGCCATAAACGCAAAAACCCGCCGAAGCGGGCCTTACGTCCAGCGGAACCGACCAAAGCACGCTGGAAATCTGAAAAACCAAAACAACACCCAATGGGCGCTGTCAATGGCCCGGGGATCTTAACACCCAAAAATGAGGAACAGTATGGAATTCTTCAATCTGATAAAGGCCAGCCAGAAATCTAAAAAGCCAAACGGCATTTTCTGGTTCACCGCCAAAACCGAAGCACGCGCCAAGCTCCAGGCGCAGGTTATTCTCGAAGATGCTGAAATCGAAGTGGGTCGTGGCCATGATTACCAGCTTCCTGTCCTGACTAATTTCCCGGTGGTAAATGATCTGCCGGAAGAAGGCGTCGTCGACTTTACCTGGTGTGATCGTTACGAACTGCAGGAAGACGGGCGTACCTGGCTACCAAAAGCGAAACCGGCTGAATCCGTAAATATTCAGGACGAACGCGCGCAGCTTGCAGACGCTGCCGCTAAAGCCAGTACTCCAGCAGCTGACGCCCCTGCACTGCTCCGCCCGGTAGCACGACTGCGCCTGCCGCAGCGCCTGATTGCACACCTGCTTAACGGCACTGAAGAAAAAGAAATCAGTGAAGCTGTGCACGTACAGATCGGCGCAGCTGAGGCGGACGAAAGCAATATCTATATCCAGAATCTGCTGCAGGCCTGCCGGGAGGTACCAGGCATTGATGAACTGTCTGCACATGTTGAGTGGAAACTCATTCAGGCTGTAAAAGAATTATTCCCACTGGAGCAGAACCACGAAGTAAGCGCCATCA